GTCACCATCATGGTGAGAGGACCCTCATATTCTGGTATCCAAATGACTTACATCACCTAGACATCTCAGATGAGGAATCATCACCATTCTGGCTTATCCGCATAACGCGGCCGTATTCCGAACCTTGCTTAGCTTAGATGCTTTATTAAAAATGTTGGGCAAGTGTAGAGACCTGGATTGCTCCAGACCTCAGCTTGCTTAATAAATTAAAGAGAACATCGAGGTTGACCAAGGATTACGATAAGGGCTCCGTTAGGAGTTGACACCCTCACCGCACTTGCCTTGTATACTAGACTACCCAGGCCTGGAATCCTCCACTTATTGTTATGGGAAGAAAAAACCTAATACCAGGATACTGGGCACAAGCCTAGTGTTCCTCCTATCCCGACCGGGACAGGGTTCCTCGATTGCAAGAGGTATAACTCCTCTTGACTTATTTTGTCGTTGAGCGGAATGGACGTGAGAGCCGTTCCCATCGACGGATAAGCTTAAGACCCTCCCCCAACCGATTAAGGTTAGGGGTGGCCACAAGCCGTTCCATAGACGGTATTGCTCCGATCTTCTCCTCAATTTCTTGAAGAGCCGACCACAGCTCCGGAAGATGGTCAATAACTCCATCTCCAAGAGCTGTCACTCTGGCACGTAAAGTCTGAACCGCCTCCATAGCCTCCACGAATGGATCCTTGTAAACAACGTTATCAAGCAGCCAAAGAACGTCTTTCGGGACGCCCTTTAAACCAGGATGATAAGGAAATCTACCGAGATCCAACCCGTGAGGGATCAGGTGACCTTGCTTCTCGAAGTTATCGGGATCGAACGGCTCGCACAATCCTTTCACTATCCTATCGAGTCGAGATAAAACCTCTTTTACCTCTGGTCCTAGTAATAGCTCCTTAGCCTTCAACAGGGCCCCCTCAGTCACTTTGTAAGTAGACTGGAGAGACCGCATTGTCAGCCAAGGTAATACTCCCTGGAACAAGGTCATTGACGGCCCATGATACGCTACCAGGTAGTTTCTCAAGCGAACAGGCAAAGACCACAGACGCTTCGTCAGTGATCCCGTAGCCTTGTATCCGTAACCTAGGAACTTAGCGTAAGCTCCCAGGCCCATACTGTACTTCCGACATAATTCTAGCCCCGCAGACAAGTTCTTCCGCGAAACCAAAAGTTCTGCCAGAGATACAGCTGAAACGTCATTCCCTTTAAAGAATGTCCGTTTTGCGAATTCAAGGCACGTCCCGTCGCGTGAGACCAACGACTTGTGCGCTCCAATCTGGACCCCAAGGCCCGTCATGATCGCAACATAGGCGTCAGCTACCTGTCCCCCCATTATCACGATGTCATCACCTAACACCGCGTAATGGCGGTACCAGCTCCACCCCTCTTGATTACGGGTACATACCTTATACCATGCCCACTGTACTATACAGTGGTGAGTCAGGGCCAGCATAGCCCAAGACGAGAGCGCCCCCATCGGCTGCCCGGTGGCATAGCGTTGAGGTTGTAAAGACCCAACACCATACTCATCTTTAAGATATATGTAATAATCTCGGGCAACAAGTAGAGACGCCCACGCCTTGGCTAGACGCGGTCCAAGGACCGGGCCTAGCAATGCGACCTGGATTGCCAACGGTAATCGATCTGTGGCAGCGGTAAGATCGAAAGAAAAGAGAGCGTAAGCCCTTTTCGGGACGTTCAACCCCAGTCGGACCCAGCCCGTAGGCCGGGAACCGGGATATCTATTTTCCTTAATCAGGACTTCCCTCTCCTTAATCAACGCAATCAGCGGTTTAACCTGATTGTGAGTACCGTCTTGACGGATCTGTCGAAATAGTGCGAACAAGGCCTCGTGTAGAGGACGGAGTAACCACTGTGTAAACGGGTCCACCATGGCAAAGACTCTTACTTTCCCTGCCGGTTCCACCTTTGTCCCCAGTTTTCCCAATATCTGGCGATAAGCTACACTCAGTAACTTAACTGGCCATTTCTTTTTGGCGTTCGCGAGCATCTTCGCGATCAACCCGTCCGAAACGTCCACCACCCGACCTGAGCGACGCTCGACCCCGATGTTATGGGTTCGAGGATCAAGCGCCCCCCTAGACCAGGAGTCCATATTTCTCAACAACCAAATATTGTTGGTTTCCGTACACCATAACTTGAAAGCCTTTCCAAGTTCCGTGGTTTTAAGGATAGCCATCCAAACTCTGGACGTCAATAATATAGACTGAGGCGACGTGGAAGCCATCTTGGCTTCCAACGCCGCATCGGAAACAACTGGAGCAGACTTGCTCAACAACTCTGGCTTCGCTTCTAGCAAAGACAGGGCCGGAACAGGTCCCCCCTTCGCAACTTTCTCCACAATAGGAACCAACGTTCTACCGAGGAACACTTTAAGACCCTTCCAAAAGATGGGTACAAACTCCGAAAAGTCTGTAATCACCTTAGGATTGGCCGTAGAGGGCTCAACGATAGTCCGGAGGTTCAGTTTTCCTTTCATATCGAGAATACGATATAAACAGAAAAGCGATAACCAATAACGAATTATTAGTAAATCACCACTCTGGATCCGCTTACGATGGAGTACAGGAATAACCCGAGGTAAACCACCTCGAGTCCGACTGACACGGGCCCCGAAGGGTCCCGTGTCGGAAAGTCTCTGACCGCCCAAGAACTGTTGCAAGAGAGTGTGACACGCTTTGAGATAGACAATCACAAAGCGCATAGACCCCCCCTTGTACAGCCGATGGACGTACGCCAGGTATGTAATCGTAACCTTAATCAACGACAAGTTTCTCTTTAAACCGATAACTGGAGGTAACAAAAGTAATACCTTCAGCATCGGTCGACCAAGTTTTCCCTTGATCAGGCCATTCATAGTAGCACCTAAACCAAGCAATCTCTCTCTAACAGGATTAGTGTCTTTAAATAAGATGCTAAAAGTGTTTTTGATTGTTTGCATGGTTAATATAATAGGTGTACTCTGAAACTTCGG